ATCCGTTGTTTTGGTAACTTGTGTACCTATGTCACCGACTTCTTTGGTACCATAAGCCACATCGCCAGTTAGTTTTTGTGATTTATCTTGGCCAGATTTTTTGCTTGTTACAGATGAAGCAAGAATCTCTTTAGCGGCTTCGGACAGATTAAATTTTCCCATTTTGAAAATCTCCTTGATTTATATTGGATATTTATATTTAAAGTTTTTTTACGAGTGATTCCCAAATGCGTAGACTCACTTCTTCAATTTCTCTTTGAGAGGCCTTTTTAATTGCCTGTTTGGCTTCAGAGAATTGCTGTTCGGTCCATACACCGTTGACTAACACCCACTCTTTGCCTTCCATGATACCTTGAACGAAAGCATTTGGAGCAGAAGGGTCTGCTACAATATCCGCCGCTGTGGCTAGATGAAAATCATCTTGAACTATGTTAACACCATTAACATTTTTAAGAGAACCCATACCACGGGACGATACTCCAATTTGAGCTCCTCCTTCGATCAGGCTCTTAACAATGTTACCCATAGGGGTGTCAAGAATCTTTGCTTTGCCTATCCAATCATTACCTTCTTGACGGAGACCCACAACCATGTGTGAAACTCTGTCGAGATTGATAGATGGAGTGTCTGGATGACCCAGCTCACCAAAGGCACGGTTTTTATTAATATATTGTTCTGTGTATCTTTGCACTTCTTTGGCCATGGTCTCTTTCAGATATTTACGACCATTACGATTTACCACTTCTGCTTGAAGAAATGGACCTTCGATGAATAAAGTTTTCTTGCCGTCTTTATTTTCAGCAAGATATTGTAATGTTTCGGTGACTTCTGTAATTAACTTCATTATAGTCCCATTGCCTTTCGTTTTCTTAAAGATATTTGCCGTTTTCTTAACGACTGCCTTAATTTACTTTTTCGTTTAAACTTAGAACGTCTGGCAGCCATTGATCTCCGCCTACGTTCTTGTGGTGACATTCTTATTAAACGACCACCACGAATCGTATAACCCGATACTGCTGACTTTTTAACCCTTCGTTGTATTTTTCCTTTACGGAATCGTACACGAACAAGGCTTGTTCGTCCTATTTTCTGTATATTACCTTCAGCTATTTCATTAGCCAAACGTTCTTGAATTTGGTTAAATTTTTCATTAACCAATTCTTCAATGCGTTTATCTAATAATTCTCTTGCCTCCATTAAATTACCAGATAATAATTTGGTAACAAAATCTTTCATTATGGATCTATTGAATATTCGCCATAATTGAATGCAGCAGGATCATTAAACTGACCACGCTGGTAATATTCATTCTCTTTACGTAGCTCTACAATCATTGTATAACTATCGTTAGCAGCCATACCACGAGTTACAACACCAATATCGCCATTACAACCTGCTGTATTTTTTGCATTGTTTGGAATGGTCGTCCAGTTTCCTTCACCATCATATTCTCCGTTACCATTCATGATTATTAATGGTATGTTGGTGTTTGCTTTCCAAAACAACTGAACATCTCCACCAGAACCACAGTCGTACCATAAACGATTTAAAGCTAAACCATAATATGGTAAAGCCGAACCACCAGAACTCAATAATCCTGTTGTAGCATTTGCGTTTAAAGCACCATACAATGTATTGGCTTGTATACGAGAGCTATTTGATTCTTGTCCTGTGCCATCAAATGAAGCTGTAAGTTTAATAACAACATGTTCTGTTGTATCTTTAATTACTTGGTACGTAAATGAATTTGCCATTTTTTATTCCTGTTTAAATTCTTCTGGTATGGAAGAGGACCATGTCATAGATTCATATGGTATGGTCACATATTTATTAATTTTATCCACATAATACAATGCTACTTTTTGACCATTAGGAAACAACCTAATAGATTGCCGTTTCATTATTAGAATATTTGGCGGATCTTGTTCAGCCTTATTCTTTTTTTCGTAGAGGTTACAAAACTCTTTAATCGTTTTCACTCTCTTGTTCCTGTTCTTGGTCTTGTTCTTCTGCCGGTTCTACCGCCATATCTTGTGCCGTAGCCAACGGATCTTCAGCCGGCTTTAATATGTTTTGTGCAATTTGTTGCTTTTGAGCATCCAAATGTGCCATTACTCTATCTTGTATATCACTATAAAGTGCATCACGCATATCTTTTGCATTGTCGTCAAAAGCGTAATCAATAATTGCTCTTGTATTTTCCATTATTATCTCCATTCAAAATATTTATAGTATTTGTTTTAATTTACCAAAAGTGTTAACCGATTCTTTAATTTTAGCAGCTGCTTGTTGCATATCCATTTGATGCTGTTGATCATCTGGATTCTGTGGTTGAGCAGGCACCTGTGACATCATAGTTTGTTGTGCTACGTCATTCATAACACCAACAGGCAATCCAAGACCAGCTTCTTTTTCTTCATCAATTTCTTCTTGCATACGTTTAATTTCATCATCATTTAAACGTAATACATTTCGTTGTATCCATGCTTGAGAAAAATACCGGCCAGTATAAGGATCAACAGAACCCAACAACTGTAATCTGTTGGTCATTAACTCAGCTTCTTTTAATTCACTAAAGTTGTTATCTTTAATAAAATCATAATGAATGTTTTCTTTGAACAAAGACCATTCTTCATTGGTACAAATGCCTTTTAATACGCATTGCACACGTAAGGCTTGATCAAAAATATCTGAAAACTTATTACGAACTCTATCAACAAATTTAGCAAATTTTAATTCATCTCGGGTAACTTCTGCAACTCGACCAATCGAAAAACCTTGATTGGGTTCTAATCGAGAAATAGGAACACTTAACGATTGATACAATTTCTTTTGAAAATATTTTACATCTTCCAACTCACCTAAGTTTTGTCCACCAGGTAATGTTGTAATCTCTGTGCCTTTACCACCTTCACGGCGTGGCAACCAAAAATCTTCCATCATGGATAAAAATTTACGGTCATCACGAACTTCACCTGTGTTGGCATCATACACAAGTTTGTTTTTATATTTAACCATAATATCACGAAGATATTGTTCCGCTTTTAATTTAGGCAAATTACCTACGTCAATATAAAATATACGGCGTTCTGGTGCACGTGAGATACGATAGATAACTGTCGCATCTTCTATCATTCTTAACTGATTAAGTGGCTTAATTGCCTTGTGTAAGTAAGATAACACCACAGCACGGCGAGAATCCATCAAACCAGAAACAACAGAGATAATAGAATCAGTTGTAATTCGTACACCAATAGGACCATAATTAGTAGAACTGCCGGTAACCACTTTGTCGTTAAAAATGTAATACTCATTGGCCACATTTACAACTTCTGCACCAGTTTTATCATCTTTTTGTTTTTTTAATTCACGCACTTTTCTTATTTTACGTGGATCAATGTATCGTAGTTCTTTAATACCTGCAACTGGATTTTCTTTATCAATAATAATGTTATAAAACAATCTACCATCAATATAATAACGGCGAAAAATATCTTGAGCCATATTATTATAATTTAATATTCTTAAAATATTTTGAAATTCTTCTTTAATCGCTTTTTTAATTTTATCTGGTTGGTTTAAATTATCCAAAACAATATTGGTAACTTGACCATCATCATCTTTTACAATAGCTTCGTTTACAATATCATCAATAGCCGATTCTATTTCTGGTTGCATAGCCATTTCTCTATAACGAGAAATTAATTCTACTTCATTTTTTGCTGTGCCATCCAGATCAACATACGTTCCATAGTAAGCGGCCGATTGTATTGTTAATGCACCATCTTCATTAGCCGGCGATGTAAAGGATTGTTGCGCCGACTGATCACTCTCGGCTTTATCCCGTGCGATTGTGAAACCAAAAAGAGAGAATTTATTAGCTGCCATATTATTTACTTTTCCAATTCAATTAAACATAAATGGGGTAAAATACCCCATATAAAAAACATATTAAGAAGTAGTATCTGATTCCCAATATTGAAATGCAAATGTTGTTGCATATTCTTCAATAGAATCATTTGAACCCCAATCTAAATCAATTGGAGCCACATCTACAGGAAACAAACCAACAAATTTATACTTTTTCAATTCTTGTCCGGCTTTACCATACTGAGTAACTTCGGCGTCAACTGAATAGTTTGAAGGATTTACAGCTGCAGAGTTTCTCACATTTGTTGTGTGGCTATTAATTGAGTTCATCCAAGATTCTAATGCATTACGAATTAAAAAATCTTCATCATTAATAATTTGTAATGTCCAATCTGTAAATGTTCTGTTGCCAGCAAACTTCAATTCACGTCCAAAATAATACAATGGAAAACTATTAATTGTTGAACCTGGCAATTGTGCTGTTTTTGCCATAAATGTTGTTTTTTGTCCGACAACAAGAGCATTTGATACTATTGTTGGAAATGTTAAAGAGACCTTAAATAGATTGGGACGTGCACCGTCACCAATCATATTTGCTCTAAATTCTGCTACATTGAATGCCATTTAATTTCTCCTATTATTCTTAGTATTTATTAGACAGCACCAACGACTGTTGTAAAGTCAACACCAGTTCCAACAGCAACAAAATTCAATTGGATGAAATTGACTGACCGAGCAGGTTTGATGTAAATGTCACCAACAAATTGATTAGAATCAATTACTTGTGGTGTGTTGTTTGTGGTATCACATACAACTTTAAAGTCTGTAACACCACGGCGACCTTGAACATCTCGTAAGAATGGCGTTACTAATGCAACAAACTGTGCTCGTGTGAATTCATCATTAAATTCAAACAATGAATACTTAGCTGCTTCTGCAATTGTTTTTTCTAATACAATAAACAATCTACGAACATTAATGCGGTCAAATGCGGATGGTTTAGACTGTAGTGTTTTGTCACCAAATAAAATAATGCCTTGTCCTGGCATTGAAATAACAGGGTTTACACCAAGTGAATAAATTGCATCTCTTTGAGTTTTATTTGGATTCCATGCCAATTTTATTGCATTCTTAACTTGGCCACGATTTAGACCTGCTGGAGAATACCAAGGATCACGAACAGTATCCGTGTTAACACAAAGACCAGCTACGTCACCATTTAATGGAATATATCGATACTTGTTATTATATTTGTCATACATGTATTTGTAACCACTATCAGCCACAACATAAGAACTGGACCGGTTTAAAGATGTTAACCAAGTTGTAATACCGACAACTTGATCAGCACTAAGAGTATCAACGGCTGATGCTGGTGGTGAAATAAATGCAACACAATCTTTGCGAGAGTTGACAACATTATCAATTACGTATTGTTGAACTATTGTGTTTGCTTCTCCTGTTATAACTAAAGAAATATTAACATCTTCTTTATTAGCAAACAAATCATATCCAAGTTGAAAATTTCCGTTTACTGGAAGTACGTCATTACCTCCAGATAAAGAAATTTGTTGATTTGTTGTTAAATTTGCAAAGGTTGTATTTGCAGCTGTTGTACCCCATGTTGAAAATGTTGTGTTATAACTTGGTGGATCAATAGCATAAACATATCGTGAGTTATTAAAAATTACATTTTTATAATAGTTGCTAGAACCATTAATTGAAGCATCAACTGCTTTTGATATAAATGGATAAGTTTCTAATACTGTTCCTTGAGTACCGGTAAATTTACCGTCAGCATCAACCACAACAATATGCATTTCATCATTTGAACCACCCACAGCTGTTGCATAATTAGAAGTTCCTGGAGCGCTTGTAAAATATGATTTATAAGTCCAGCTGGTAAATAAAGATGTGTTAGCACAAACGTGCACATCTAACGAATTACCTAAAGAACCTGGATATCGAGCAACAAATGATCCATAAAAATTGCTATTGTTAATATTTAAATAATTATATTGAAAAGCTTCTTCATTAGGAATTTGCCAAGCGGTGTTTGATGTGGCATTATTTGCACCATTTTCTAGTGCTCGAACAACACTTAAATTATTTCCGTAAGATAAAAAACTTGATGCTGTAAAAAAATCTTTAGCGGTAGCGTCAGTTGGTGCGCCAAATATTTGTTTTAAAGTTGCTTCGTTGTCAACAAGGACAATTTCTCTTGCTGGGCCCCACATAAAGTGTCCAACAAAAGCACCGGCCGTAGTTAGAACCGAAGGAACGACTGTAGTTAAGTCAACCTCGGAAACGTTTACGCCTGGAGAGATTTGAAACGCCATTTTATTCTCCTTAAATATGATGTTATTCTGGCAGTTATAATACCATAGCAATATTTATCAATCATAAGATTTATAGATCCTTAAACCACTTGGCAGTATAGTTTGAATAGGTGTCACCACCATTGGCAACTTCCCATAAATCTCCACCCTCAATCATAAAATCTGGTTTTGTACCGTCATCAATAATAGGTTCAGGTAGAACCTCTTCATCAATTTGATTCATATTTTCCAATTGAATCTGTTTTCTTAAATCATGGTTAACTATTTCTCTAAAGTATTTTTGAGTGGCCGCCCAAGCAAAAATTACCAAAGTCATTACATTATCATCATTGGCTCCATCGGCAGCTGCAAAAGAAGTTTTATATTGTTCAAAAGTGGTTAACTCTGAATAGGTATCAAAGTCATTAATCAATAACTTATCACCTTCAATCAAAGTTTTTAAGTTGGAACAACCAATTTGTTTCACCTGTGGTGACATTTTAAGTCCCATCTGTACACCTCTGGCGAAACCAGCAGATAATTGTTGTGGTTTTTTATTGCCGGTAAAAACTTTTAATAAGTTTTCATACTCAAGGTCTTGGTGTAATATGTCAGCCACTTGAGGATTATTGTTTATTTCTACCAAAACGTAAGCATCGTTATACAGTTTGGCCGCATTGTAGATTACGGTAGGGAACAATATTGGTGATATTGAAGAACTATTGTATGTGGCCACCTGTTTATATGGTGTGGAAGATATATCTATTACTGAAAAAGCCGAAGAATCTAAATTTTTACCTTCTGATACATCCACACAAATACAGTATAGGTGGTCGGACTTGTGTTCAGTACCTTCTTTGATTGGATTTTCATAGATTCTCATCTTATCATGGTCAGCAATTGGATTCATATACCTTAATTGCTGTAGTTTGTAACCAGAAATAAGAGTGTTTGATGATCCCAAAAACTCAGTTTCAAACTCTTGTGAAAACTGCCGTTCTGATGTGTTGCGAATCGTTTCTTCTTTCCAAGCCTCATCTCGACCTGGTACCATTGACCAATGAATCTGAAAGTTTTTATAATTGTTACGGCCCTCCAGTGAATCCATCCATAACTTATAGAATAGATTCATACCATTTGGTGTGGAAACAATGATAATCTTTGAGGACTTACCAGATGAGATTACCGGATAGACTGAGTTAAAGAACTCGTTGGCAATATTGTTTGGTACGAAAGCAAA